ACTCATACATTGTTTGATAACGATCTAAAACCTCACGAGCAGCAGTTGCTTTGTTCGCAAGGATAGCCACAGTTTTGTTGGCTTGGAAAATCGTGTACCAAAGAATGTAAGCTGCAGAGGTAGTTGTCTTACCCTGCTGACGACCTTCCATAAGAATCACACGACGATTATTATGAATGATATCTAATTTGTTTCTCTGGCAATCATAAAGTTTAAACAACTGTAGACCATGATCCAGTGTAACAATGTAGCAGTAGTTCTCAATAAAATAAATCAGATCTGATGCACACTTCATGTATTCTTTTACATCATCAGGTGTAAAATCAACAGTAACTCCAGCTGCTTTTAAATTGGAGTTTGAATTATAAATCGCTGCCATTAAAATCCGTTCAGCCAACTCTCAGTATCAACAGTGGCAGTAGTAACATCACCTTCTGCTGTAAAGATTCTATTCGGATTGCTAAAGTTTTCGTTCTGGCCAATATTAATATTGGAAGTTTGAATAACATCATTGTTAGAGATTGGTCCAAACAAATTCATTTTCATCTGGAAGTTAAGACTATGTGTCACAAATCTACGAGTTTGAAAATCACCATCATAGTCATCTTGAACTGATACGCTATTTAAAATAATAGGCACATCAATTTTAACACTCATGTCTGGCACGACATTAATTGATAATGTATACTCAGGTGTAAATGTAGGGAGGATTTGCTCGATGATTTGAAGACCATCTTCTTGAGTTTTTGTGAGGATGTATAAAGAAATATCTAAGTTGTATGGAACAGGAGTATACATAGTGGATACTGCACCAGTACCATCACCACACTTTATCTGTTGCATACGATTTACTTTTCTTTGAGGATCGTAGTTGTATCCAGTAATCTCAAAAGACATTCTTGGAAGAGTGGTATATACATTATTTTCTAAAGATGTATCTTGATCTAGACGAACAATCCACTTTTCTTTTGGGGCATATGCAAGAGGAATTTGTAATCTTTGGATAACAGTACCAGTTACAGAATCGCCTTCACGACGATCGATATAGATGTCACTGAATAGTGAACCGAATCCTACGATACACTTGCGAATTATTCCATGGTAGTATACGTTACTATTTAACATTATGGATTATTTTCTGTATCAATTTCACCAAATGGATTATTCACACTAAACAACACATCTTGTGCTTGTGTTTTAAATGTATTGTTATTACCAAACGAATCTGGTTTATCGACGTTAGTACTAATAGTTGCTGTTGCAGCAGCATTTGTTCCACCACCACCTGTGAATGAGATAGCTGGAACAGCGGTATATCTAATTCCTGGATTGGTAATGTCAACACGAATAATTTTATTTAACGTAGCACCAGATGTTCCACGAACAGCTGTTGCAGTTGCACCTGAACCCACATTAGAAGTAATTACTACTGTTGGAACTGTTGTATATCCAGATCCTTGATTCGTCATTGTAATAGAAGTAACTTCACCGTATACAGTACGAGTCGTATCTGTTGAGAATGTTTTGAGGTTTTCAAACACATCTACTTCAGCGATGCCAGTATCAATCTTCTCAGAAGCATACTGGAACAATTCAATTTGTAACTTGAACACATATAGTTTACCAAGTTGATAGAATGGATCTTGATGTTTTACAAACTTAATTTCAAACAAACCCTTAGTCAATGGAAAGTAAATTAAATCACCTTCACATGGACGAGTAGGAATAATTGTCTTTCCATAACGACCAACCAACTGTTCCCATCTACGACGAGCAACTACTAATGTAGCTGACTGCTCCATCATTAGACCAAACTTCTGAATAAATGCACCCTGTCCATCAAGTGAGTCTACATTTTCAAAGTACATTTCAATTGGAAACGAAGATGTAAATTTAGATAAACGATCCTCACCAAGAATTTCATCTTTAGAAACTAATGTTCTTGGAATGTACATGAACTCATTACCATAAATCTTAAGAGATTCGATAATGAGATCTTCAATTAGGTACTGCTCATTTCTTGTACCATGAGAAAAATAAACATTAGTAGGCATCTATTATCCCATGAAGAAATCTAGTGGTGCCGATTTATTCTGTAGTTCGTCTTCGAGTTCTTTTATTTCTGTAGTGGCTTCGTCATATAGTTTATCACCATCCAGAGTTACACCACCTGGAAGTTGTATTCCAGAAAATTTCTTAATGTTGGTTGCCCATTGTTTCTTAAACAATGCAGTGACATAATGTTTTAACCACTGCTCATTATAAACTTTAGACCATGTTGTTGGGTCCATTGCACGATAAGATTGAACGAGGATATAATCACCAAGAACGAGGTCTGTTGCCCAATTAACGTCTAGGTATAAACGACCGCTTAAACGATTAAATCTAAATCTTTCATGTCCATTTAATTCAAAGTCTAGCAATGCCAAATGTGACATAACTGTTTTGTAGTAGATTAAAGAAGTAGATGTTAAATCATACAAATCATTTAATCTTAATTGATACTGCAAGTCGAAGATATTCTTTGAAGAAGATGCCTGTGATGCAGATATAACTTGAGTAACACCCCAAACATAGTCTGGAATTTCAACGTAACGATTGTCGTATTCACGAATTGTGATAGAAGATAATGTGGCATTATGTCCTGCTGAACCAGTAATAGCCTCTCCTGCAGTAAATGTACCAACTATATCTCTAACTAACAATAGAGTACCAGAAGATGTTCTTTGAGATTCTTTACATACTTCGGCTTTTGCGCCAGAAGTTGCGCCTGTAATAATTTCACCAAGCGTAAAAGTTGCAGCCACAGAAGCAGAAAGAGTTACCTCAGAAGCACGAATTAACTGTTTAAGATAAATCTGCTCTGCACCATCATAGTGATAGAGTTTCCAATAGTCTAATGCTTCATCAATGCGGTCTTCGATCTGATCATCGTCCACATTAATCTCGAGTACTGGAGCACCCAATGCTCTTAGTGCATATTCTTTTAATCCAGTTCTTGTAGAGACAGCAGCCATTTTATGCCTTTAGTTTTCCAAAAAATTGTTTTTCTGGTATATTTATGCGATTAAAAAACTGTCTTATTAGTCTAATTTATTTTATTCCAGATTCGTTCGTGGGCGTAGTATAAAAAAGTGTTAACTATCATCTGTATTACAGCAATACCTCCGCTTACACCAAAGCTGCCCGTAACCAGATAGGCAATGGTAAAGGTACTAGTACTACCTGTTACCCGCCAAGTCAACGTCTTAATTAAAGTCCTCACTTTAGTCCCATTTCCTTGCGGATCTTGGTAGCACTTATAGTGTGAGTTGCCTCATCGAAACTTTCTTGTTCAATCTTATATCCAACATCACGACCATAGGTAATATTCACAACATTAGGAACAACCTGAATTTCATATTGTCCCTGGAATAGTGTATCTAGATCACGTCTAATATAACTCTTTACCTGTTCAATTGCAAAGGGATTGGAACCCTGCCATCCCTGACAGTCTCTAATCTGAATTACAACCTGTCCTGTCTTGGCCAGTGCACGTTCAAATAGAGCACGATGTCCTGCATGCCATGGTTGCCATCTACCCAACATTTGAACTGTTTCTTTTTGCCAGTTAAACTTTGGTCTACGACGATCTTCTAGAATATGATTTCCAATAAATTCAACCCATTTCTCTGCGTTCTGTTCAGTGATTCTAAAGTCATAAACGTCTGGTGGTTCAAATGCTTTATTTGTGTCTTCATATCTACCAGCATCAATGGTATCCATCCAGATGACCCAATCAGCTTTAAAATTGTTTCGCATCTCTGGTAGTGGAGCAACAAAGTCACATATAACATATTCACCAGTACACTTCATTGCAAATTCAAACATTCGTAAACTTTGGCGAATTCTACCTTCACGACTGAAATCCCAATCGTTAAATCTTTTACGTATCTCATCTGCATTAAACCAATCTACTCCAACTCTTAACATACTAGCAGAAGGAATTCCTTCGTAGTTTAAAAGTCTGTTAGGATTTATTTTGTATAAGTCACCATTATTTTCAAGATAATATTTTAACTTTTCTGCGAGATATGTTTTTCCCGATCCAGGAAGCCCCATTATTAGAATTTTTTTCATAATCTTACTATATCCTCTTCTTTACATAAATTACCATACTGAATTTCAATAATGCACAAATTTTCATTTGTGTCTGCTTGTATCATGTGCCATTGTCCAATTGGAACATGATGTGTTTCATGTTTACGTATTGTCTTTAGTTTCACAATGTTCTCATTTTCTAGTGTATATATTGTTCCAGCACCAGATTCAATGAACCAAAATTCATTTCTTTTTAAATGATACTGCATGGAAATAGATTTTCCAGGTTCAATTACTAGTCTTTTTACTTTAGATTCTTTACTATCATAATAAGTTTTCGAATCACCCCAAATTCTTTTTTCGGTTGATTGATTCCAATCGAACAATATAGAACTAGAACTATTTTTTTTATTTTGTCCACCTATACCAAATTGAAATGATACCATGGGACAATCACTAAAAAGTTCTAATTCGGGAATATTACCCTGTGTTCTATCTCCACCATTAACAAAAATAATGTGGTCTTTAGGAAACATCTTTTGAACTTGTCTAATAGCATCTGATGCAGTATCATCAGAATCATCAAAAGCAATTACACATAAAACCTGTTTGAACTCATCAAGGACAGCTTTACGTTCTTCAAAAGATAAAAATGGCTTGCCTTTTTTACGTGCAAGCCATTCATCTGAATTTAATCCAATTATAACTCTACCTAGTTTTCTTGCTTCTTTAATGCAAGAAATATGTCCACTATGAATTGGATCAAAGCCACCTGTAAAAATAACAATATTATCCATAATATAAATTAAATTTTATACAGTTTCTTCCCCAGCTGGCCAAGTCTCTGATGCAAGTTTAGCATCTCCAGCTGTAATTGCTGCCTGTAAGTCAGTGATACTTTCACCAGAACTTACAATTTCAGTATCAGAAACAACCAATTTTAAATGTTCAACATTTCGTTCAAGGTTTCCCTTAATGTTTTTATTTGGTGTCTCACCTGCAACTAATTTTTCAATCTGTTCATTAATAACATGAACGCTATCTCGTGCTGCACGAATAGTGGCTTGAATTTGTGCAAGGGTTTTTGGTGTATTTTCCATTTTATTCTCCTATAAGTTTTGTGTTATCTTCATTTGAAGAGGTTTCTATATTGTCATCTACAGTAGTAGAATCTTCATTTTTTTCGGAATAATCTTCATCTAGATTTCTCCAAAATTCTGCGCCTTGGCATTTTTCATATACCGATTCTGGCAATATTTCTTTTGGATTGCCAGAAACTTTCTCTAAACTATTGCGAACATCATGCATGTCTGAAAGACCATATACTGCTGCATCGTTTTCTTTATGTATGTTTTCGATTTTCGAGAAATCATGCTCAAAGTATTCTTCACCTAAGAATTCATAAATTTTGCGCATTGTTTCTTTAGGTTCATTTATCAAATTATCATACTCGATAAAGTGTAGTTGTTTTTGTTTGCCTTCCATTAAGGCTTGTTGAATACCACCATAGGACTGACCAATGATACCATTGGGTCCAGATAAGAATTGACATCTGTTTTCGTCATTGAGTGGGATATTACTCTTAACCAGCATTTCATCCATGAAGTTAATTTTACCATTTACATCAAATGGATTTCTACGATGCATACTAATAAAAGAAGTAAGAATTTCATCCATGTTTCTAACTGGACAAAGAATTTTTGGCTCAACTCCAAAGTAACCTGGAATGTAATGCATACGATTTACCCATGATCGGTTCTTGTCAATGATCACAGAACTTTCAATACCAGAGTAATAGTTTTCAATGACACTACTAATTATCCTTCCAGCCTGTTCAGGTTTTGGATAAGCCAAAAACAATTCATCATTAGAAATTGCGTTCTCTAGTGTTAACATAATACCAACAACAGGAGAACTTGGACCAGAATGCATATTCGGA